ATGCCAAAAAATGCAAAAGATGCACGTATTTTTATAAAATTTGCCGAAGACGGCACACGTGCCGATACTCGTATTGAGGATGCCAATTTATATATCATACCGCCACAGCCAATTATTGAGCTCCGAAACGGTGAAGAGATCCTTCGAGTTATACCGGCACATTATGAGGATGATCCAGAGCAGGGGACTATATTGGTACCAGAACAGCGTATTCCAACTGGCCAATATGAACAGGTTGAAGTTACTACTGGCTATACAGAAGAAATATTGGCTGATTCCATTGCTGAAGATGGTACCTATATTCCGTTTAACCCTGCAGATTACATTGAGGTGACATATGCTGAATATCTGCTGCTGTCCGGCAACTCTCCGGACGGTAAGATGTACATAAGGAATATGACTACCGGCGAATACATTGAGCAGCCGCCATATGTACCTACAGCGGCAGAGAAACTTGCGGTCTTAGACGCAGAATATGAGGCTCAGTTTGACGAAATCAATAATCAGATAATCTTGGCCGTAGCAGAGAATAACGAAGCCTTAAAGACAGAACTGATGGAAGAAAAGGCTGCTCTAGTAGAAGAATATACAACGAAAAGAGGTGCAATAGAATGATTAAAAAACGTTGTTTCTTATGTGGTCATAAAATGGCTGAAAATGGCTTGTGTACTAATGTGAACTGCATTAGGTCAGAACCGGTAACTGAAACGGAAATCAAAGATAAATCAGTAACTGAAAGCACAGAAAAACAAGAGTAAACGTTGCTGGGAGCGGGTTTTGATATTATCATTAGGACCTGTTGCAAAGTGTACTGATAGTGTACCGGCTGTAATGTATAACTGCTGTGGCTGCATGGTATTAGTACATAGTAGATTATGTTCCGAAAGTGTACCAGTTTTAGCCTTAAATCAGGTCGATTGCTTTTTTTAATTCGTGGATGGCTTTATGGGTGTATACGCCTTTTGTAACGCCTTGCGAGGCGTGTCCGAGTATACGTTTGATCGCCGTATCGTTGGCACCGGCATTGTCGAGCATGGTAGCACAGGTATGGCGGCATTCATGCGGTGTATGCTTGCAGCGACTGGCTGTCATTACAGCATCAAAGCGCGCTCGGTATTGGTGATATGAGAGTTGATTACCATAATCGTCTGTAATGATATATTTACCTGGCTGCTGCATCCAAAATTCAAAATAGGGGAGTGTTTTCTTGCTGATAGGTACAGCACGATTTCGGCCAGCAGCCGTTTTGCTCTCACGGACGAGGAAATAACGTTGGCGCAGTTTTACATCGTTTTTTGCGATCGATAACATTTCACCGGTGCGAACTCCGGAGTAGATCATCATTAATACTGTCATGGCCCATTTATCGCCGAGTTTTTTTACACGATTGATCTGTCGTGTGTTGAATGGTTTTTTGGGGTACTTGGGTTTGCGTTGGTCGATGTCTATATATCGACTATAGTCGCCAGCCAGCGTGATGATATCGTATTTTAGTGCATAGCTGTACATATGATGCAGAATCTGTCTTACTTTCTTCTGCATAGCATATCCGGCACCGGCATTCCGGACATCAGAAATCACGGCCTGCAGATCGGCTGCCTTTAGCTCAGCAAATTTCCTGTTGTAGAGACGTTTGCAATGCTTGTACGCTGATTCGTAATTAATTTGCGTGGTTTTGGCCAGTTTCCGGAAGCGTTCGGTTCTCATGAGTACATAAACGTCGCTGAAACTGGTAACTGTATCAACAAACAGTGACGGATCGTCGCGATACTGCAGTAACATTTCAAGGCCTTGCTCATAGGTTGCGGCGTCGCCTATTGATTTTAATTTCCCGTTAACTTTGACGCGGACCAGGTATGGGCGTGACCGATTACAGTCTGAGCGTTTTGTGATGCTGCCAAGTCCGTTAGGCAGCCTTCGACCTTTGGTTTTTCGTTTTTTTAAGATCATAAAAAAATCAGCTCCTTATAGGAGCATTATAACAAGGGGGATAAAATGCAGGAATTTATAAACAGTTATTGGCAGCCGGCGTTATATTCGTTATTGGTTTTTATCGTTGCCAGATTGTGTAATAAGCTATGGGTAGCTGTGGCGACAATGGTCATCAAGCAAAACTTGTATGAAAAGGCCCTGTTGGCCATATTGTATGATCGCTTATTCCAGGCCTGCCAGAATTACATTGCCGAAAAAAGGATTAGTACAGAAGAGCTGAAAAACCTGGAACATCTGTACGAAAATTATCATCGGCTCGGCGGTAATGGTACCGGAACGGAATTGTACAATCGTTGTCGTGAGCTGCCGCTAAAGGAGTGAAAATATGCTGGAAAAAATACGAGGATTTATTCAAAAAACATTTGGCCGAGCACCGACAAAAGGCAGCATGGTCGTTGTATGGACATTTGCGATTATAGTCATATTTGAGGTAATTGCATATAATGCCGGCTGGTTTTATAACTGGTATCGTACTCAGTCTGCAGACACGCCGGAAATGCGGCTGTTTTTGGTGACTGTAGTTTGTGGTGGACTTATTACTGCAGCAGGATTTGTCGGTCGGGCGTTTGTTGATAAAAATGAAAACGGCGAACCGGACATTTGGGAAGAAGAAAGGAAGGATAAGCATGAATAAGAAGACCTATAATAATTTGCTGGCTTTGGCCAGAGCTGCCAGGGGAAAAATCAAAATGATTTATCTGCATTGGACTGCTGGCCAACATATTACAAACCATATAGAACGAGCTGACTATCATATTTGTATTTTGGGCGACGGCCGCATCGAAATCGAGTGTGATGACTTGACGGAACTCAGGACGCATACCTGGCAACGTAATACCGGGGGTGTTGGGATTGCATTGTGTTGCGGGCTTGGCGCTACTGCCAATAATGGTTATGACGCTGATTTTGGCCCGTATCCGCCTACTCCAGAACAGATAACCGCAATGGCCGAGGTTATTGCGGTATTAAGCCGGGAGCTGGAGCTGCCTATTGATAAAAACTGTATTATGACCCACTGCGAGGCTGCGCTGCTGGATGGTTATGGACCGTACAGCGGAGATCCAGAAACGCGTTGGGACTTATGGTATATCGATGATCCGGGTACAAAAGAAAAAATGCAACCAGGCGGTGATGTTTTGCGAGGTTTGGCCAACTGGTTTAAAACTATGGGAATTCCGATTGAATAAAAAATAAAGGAGTGTATCAAAATGACTAATAAAGAAAAAGTGGAACAGGATATATTGGCATTAAAAGCAGCAATTCGTCAGCTGAAGGCTGACGTTAAATTACTTCGCGACGAAGAACGTGCAGAGCTGAAGGATAAAATAAATGCAGCTTTAGATGAGTATTCCGATGAAATTGAAAAAATTAAAGAATTGGATCGCACGCTGATCCAGAAGCTGGGGAAACATGGCCGGACATTTCTTTATATTTGCATTGGGATTTTGGCCATTGCCGGCGTGGATAAATTGATCGGATATATTAAAGAGCTGTTTTAAAGAACAGATTTTAGAAAATTAGCGCATATGAAAAACATTATGAACCTTTTGGGAAAAAACTGTACATAAGGAGGGAGGAGCACCTTGAATGAACAGGAAAAACAAAGCAATAATGATCGCAATATTGGCATTTTCGTTATTGTATTGGTATTTTTCGGCATTTTTGTCTACTTGTTCGGCCGCGGAAGTTTCGGCGGTGGAAGCGCAGGAAACGATAACGATATCCAGAGCACAGTACAACGAGCTCAAGACGATAATCAGCGAGCAGGGGCAGCGCTTGACGGAGTTCGAGACGAACTTACAGCTGCTGGAGCAGAGCTCGCCGGAGCTGATCGTGACGCTGAACGAGCTGAGAGTATCGCACGACAGAATGCAGAAACGATTAGAAGCTGCCGAGAAATACTCGAACGAAGCAAAGCTGCTCATCAGCGAGCAGAACAGATTCTTGCAGAAATTGAGCGAGCAAATCAAACACCAGCAGAAGGTGCAGCGCCGGCGCGAAATCCAGGATAAAGTTTGGGGATTTGCTGCTGGGATGGTTGTAGGGAGCTTGTCGAAAAAATAAATAAATCCTGACTATTACTTAATGTAGTAGTCAGGATTTTCGTTTAAAATCCCCGGTAATCGTGAAGAAGATCACAGAGTTTTTCGTTAAGTTTGATGAATTCCATAAGATATTCTTCTGTAATGATAAATTGTTTGTTCTCTGGTGCTTTGGTTTTTGTTGCTAGTCTTTGTTCATTATCTTTTTTATCTGTAATTTGGAATCCGTGTATTATTCGGTTGCGCATATATACAATTTCAGTAAATAGATCGGAAATTTCTGCATCAGCAATAGTTTCTTTTATAAACGAGTGTAATTTACCAGACTCTAAATCAATTAGTTTGTACCAACTGTACTTTTCATCTTCGTCACTTCGTAGGATGTTTTCTATGATAAAAGCATTATTACAATTAAAAACGCATATGGCACTTCCGAGTAAAGCACGATATTCTTTTGTTGGTAATGCTTGTCTTGAATATGTTTCGTACACATATATTCCTCCAATGTTTTATTTACATATAAATATTTTATCATAAATAAACAGTGCTTGAATTTTTTGTAGTAAAAAAGTGATGTGACGTTATGAGTAATAATGTTATTGATTTAGTGAATACTACTGATGTAGAAGCAAAATAAAACTGACTGCAGTGTAAAGTAATACTTCTACTTAATCCGTAAATGTAAAATTGTGCAATTAGATTCAAGCGTTTCTAGGTTTAATTCTTTGCGTAAATTATTTCTTAGTTCCATTAATAATTCATTGTATGTAGCATTAGAGTTACTGGATAATTGATTTATAAAATCTTGTGCTAAATAAATTTCTTCTTTTGTACCAAATAGTTGAATATCTGAGATAGCCTTTTCTATTTTAGGATCAAGTTTTTCTCGATTACAACAATCGGAAAGAGTTCTGTAGGCTTCTATTAAATATTGAACTACAATTTCACGTTTTTTATCCTTTTTATTTGTTTTAGAGGTGAAAAAATATGTCGTAATTGCAGTAATCAAGATATAAATTAGTTCACGCATATAAATTTGTCTCCTTCTAAATACTGTTTATAGTAATTATAACATATAAAAATAACGCTTGACTTTTGGCAGTACAAAATATATAATTTTGGTAGTACAAAAACGAGGTGAAGTTATGGGTACTAAGAAAATAGGACGCCCAACAAATTCGCCAAAAGACTATAGACTTCAAATAAGAGTTAGTGAAGAAACATTGAGGACTCTTGATGAATGTGTAGAAGCTTTAGGCAAAAGTCGTAGTGCTATTGTAAGAAATGGCATTGATTTAGTGAAGCGTTCTATTACAAAAGAAAAATAAGACTGGCCGCCGTGGAAAGCAAAAACCAGTCTTATACGCACCAGCCTAAGCTGATAAATATAGTATATCAGTTTTGGATGAGTATTTCAAATGGAGTGATATACTATGAATTTACAGATTTTTGAAAACAAAGAGTTTGGAAAAGTAAGAACTATCGTGAAGAACAGTGAACCGTTATTTATAGCAAAAGACATTTGTGATATTTTAGGATTAAGTAATTCACGACAGGCTGTAAGCCGTTTAGATAATGATGAGAAGAATACCGTCACTTTAAATGACGGTATTGGAAATCCTAATAAAACAGTAGTTAACGAATACGGACTATACAACCTTGTACTTGCTAGCCGTAAGCCACAGGCGAAAGCATTCAAGCGTTGGATAACTCACGAAGTTATTCCAGCTATCCGCAAAACCGGTAAATACGCAATTGAGCAACAAACTTTAATCGAAGAACCATATAAGCCGAGCCTGAAATATTACAGGGGAATACCAGTAATAACTAAAAAAGACTTGGCGACACTTTTGAACACTTTTCCAGCACTGATTCAGCAGTATATGAACCGTGGCGGAACGTTGATCAGGGAAAAGGATTATTTTGTCATATCTGGTTTAGAGCTTAAAGAGTTCGACAAAACCAATCCGTGTACGGTTCGTCCTTCTACTACTGCGCTTACGATTATAACTGAATCTGGAGTTAGAAAAATATGCCGCGATAGAAAACGAAGTACGGTTTGTAAGGATATTTTTGGGGCTGCACGCAAATCTGTTGCTTCTTTGCCGAATGCTGTTGCTGATGACGAGGTAGAAGTGCCAAAAAAGTTGCTTGAAATGGTAAAATCGCTAAGGAAAGAGGTAATAGCGTTAGACTGTATAACAAAAATGTTATTGAATACCGAAAAGCGTCCACAGAAAGAGATTGACGGCTATAGAGCTGTGATTGTTGATTGTTATGGCGAAATGATAACCGATATAGTAGCAATTCGATCATTTGAATAATTTGTTGCACGCCCTTTCTATAATCCAGTAGACTCCACAGCTGATAACGGCTGCGATGTAGGTTATTGATGTTAGAGTGTCCCAGTCTTGCCGCCCGACTTGGGCGAGGAGATAAAGCGTTAAGACTGTCAATATTGACTTCATGCTGTTCAATGTGGTAATATTTATTTAGAGAGTGGGAGCGGTTGCACCGCCCCCCGAGGCTCCGTTATCGTCTTGGCTTGCGACGCGTTCGACGATTTCGGGGCTTTTTCCTTTTCTCCCAGGTTTCAATCGCCGCTATGGCGAAGGTGCCAATAATTGCAAGGTTTGCGATTATTTGGGAGATTCTCTCTAGCTTTTCTAAATCCACATTGTTTTCTCACCTCACTTTCTATATATATTATACACTTTAAAGTGTATTTTGTCAATAAAATATTTAAAATAATCGTGTATTATGCAAAATAAAAATTGACTAATTAAACTATAAAGTGTATAATCAAAGGCGACAAAAGGGGGCGGAAAAATGTTAACCACAACAGAAAAAATCAAAGTGTTATTAAAGCGTAATAATATGACGGCCGGCGAGCTGGCGGAGCAAACAGGGCAGACCCGGCAAAACTTATCAAACAAAATGAAACGCAATAATTATAGCGAAGATGAACTTCGAGCAATAGCAGCGGCTTTGGGTTGCGAATGTAAGATAACATTCGTGCTAAAAGATGGCCAAGAATTATAAACGGTAAAACTTCATATCATTTCAAACTGGCAGGGCTGATCTAACATATAGATTGGCTCTGCTTTGTTTTATATTTGTATGAATAAAAAGTATCGCGCACTAAAGCTGACAAGCGCTGTGGCAAGCGTGGCGGGCTGTAAGCGGTGTGTGTGTTGCGAAGATAGGCTCATTTTTATTATGGGGCGGGTCCTTCCTGGGGGTGGGGGGCTCAACGATGGTCGCCAACCCCCCGCGCAGTCTAATGTCAAAATTTTAGAAAATTGGGTAGAAAATAGAATTTGATTTAAAGTTTTTATGTTATAATTACGGCATGGGCCGCAGTAATTTTGTTAATAAACTTGATGGCCTGCATAAAGGAGCCTTTGAAATTTTATTGCCAGCTGCAGGATTAAAAATCAGGGATGAGAGGATCCTGAAATTATGGTATATCAAGGAAGCTTCGATATATGAGATAGCAGCTGATCTGCGTGTGACAAAAGAAAGTGCATATAATTTACTTAGTGCTGCTCGATGCAGGTTAGAAAAAATCCTGACAACCCAACGGCAGCTATTGCCGGTAGAGTGCCAGGATATAATCAGATATTTGCTGGATTAA